TAGTGAGTAAGTTTTTACAACAAAAGCATCGCCTTGAGTGTTATCGAAAGTTTGACCTTTTTTTGCTGAACCAGAATTTGCAAGTGTTGTTTCATGATCCATAACATACACATATCTTGAAGTATTGTATATTACATCAGCATAAAAGTTACTTGAACCAGTTGATGTTTTAGCATCAGAAGCCTGTGAAACACCTTCAAATGTTTCTAAGATTTCTCCTGCAGTTCCTGTGATGCCACCATCTTCGTCAATAACGACAATGTGCATTTCATCTAGTGAACCGCCAGCAGCTAATACATCATCAGATGTTGTTGGTGGTTGAGAAAAGTTAAAGTAAAATTCCCAATGTCTTAGTATTTTAGCGTTATCAACAATAGCGTGTCTTAATCCGCCTGTTTCTGTTTTACCAGTTGCAGGATTAAATCTTGCGATTGTCAATACATGAGTTGATATTCCTGTTATCTTGTAGAAAAATCCTGAAGGTGATCCGTCAGTTGAAGGTACATTACTTGCATCTCCAAATTCTAGTATGTCACCAACTTGCATTAAACTACCATCGTCAACAGTTATTGTTGTATCTCCGATAGCAGCAGAAGCGTCAGCAACTAGATTGCCACTCATTGAATGAGGTCCAAAAGCAGTAGAGTTTGAACACACAGAAATTTTTAAATTGTTTCCTAATGTGCCCGCTTCTCTAGCAGCGTAAGCGCCAACATTCGCAGCAAAACTAGCAGCAGAACTGAAATTATCTAGATAATCAGTTGTATTCTTGATCAAGATAGCAGTACCAGAAGTACAAGCATTTACCATGCCTGTAATTGGTCTCACTACCTTCAGATTGTTACCGTATCCTAAAAAGTTTGCAGCAGTAAAAAATTCTTCAAAGTTAGATGAAGTTGGTTTACCAAAGATTTCGACCAATTCATTTTCAGAAGTTATTTGAGTAACTTCGTCCATTGGTCCTTTCTCTGCTGTTATTACTATGCCACCTGATGTTGTTGCTACAGCAGGAATGACATTTGTAAGATCCTTTTCAGACACGAGAACACCTGGTGATACTTGAAAAGCCATATTTAGTTCTCCTTAATATTAAGTTTATTAGTATTAGTTATAACCCTTTGTGTATATTTATAGTATGCCAAAACTACACTACTGCCCTTTACGATATGTTACAGGTTGCCATAACTCACCTGCGTCATCAAAAAATGAATTATTACGCCCTTCTGGATCGTCTAATCCGTTATCAATAAATCCAAAAGGTGCCATATCTGCCTCTATTGCATTTTTTTGATCACTAAACATTTGTCCTCTTACATCTACATCGGTTAGTTCTTTGAAATATCTTTGATTTGCCAACCAAGCAAATATAACTAAACACATAACAAGATCATCTGTAGCACCTGCTTCTGCTTCAAAAGATTTCCCTTTTGATATAAAAGTTGATAGTTCAGCAATAACATCAAAATCATTGATGATTAGTTTATCACCCTCTATCAAACTTTTCATGTTTGAAGTGCCAATTCTTTTTGTACCCTTAGTCATTCTTAAACCTAGTTGATTACCACGACCACTAAAACCTCCACCTAATACTTGACCAGAACGACCTCTTTGTGTAACCATCATCATGTTGTCATATTCTATTTCAAATTGTAAGTTGTCTGCTACTTGTTGTCCTAAATCATTTATCTCTACCAATACAAATGCTGAATTATAATGTTTAGCAACTTTCTCTATAATACTTGGAAACAATAAAGGTTTAATATCATTGTTACGATATTTTGCAACTAACTTGTATGGTGTTTGTGTAGCGTCTATAACACAAAATGCTGAATAGTCATTTGATAATCCTCTTGACACATCAACGGTCATTGTATAAGTATGATCTTTCTTTGGCATTTCATAGACATCAAGACCCATAGGACTTCTCTTAGGATCTATAACTGCCATTGTTTTAATTTTACTTGGATTAATAAGTGTATCTACACTACCTAAAAACTCACATTCAAATTCTGTTTGAAACTGCTCTAAACTTGTATTTCGTATTGTCTGTTCTTTCCATGCTTCATCACGACCAGGTACTTCACTCCAATGTACTTCGGTAGGTACATAATCATTCTTTTTGTTTGTCGCATCCATCCACATCTTATAAAACATATTCATACCATGTGGTGTAGAAACGATCATCACCTTAGATGATTGACCAGAAGATATTGTAGGATAAACTGAACTAAAAAATTCTTCAGCAATATTGTTGGGTACATAGGCGAACTCATCTAGAAATATAATATTAAAGGTACTACCACGAACAGCACTAGAAGATGTACTCGCCGCTACGATTCTACTTCCGTTTTCTAATTCGATTGAACCTTTGTTCCAGTTGAGAACGCCTTGTTGCATCCATTTGGGTAAATGTTCGTAAGCCAGTTGCAATCGCCCTAGCAAATCTCTTGCAGTTGAAGATTTGTTTGCTAGTATTGCAACATTCACATTATCATTAAATAATACATAATGTAAGAGGTATGATACTATGATAGTTGATTTACCACTTTGTCTAGGTAATTTACATATTGTAAACCTATTTTCATGGAATGTATCAACCATATTCTTTTGAAAATCATACATCTCAAAAGGCACAAGACCTTTATCTATCGTAACAATCTTCAAATAATTTTCTATAAAGTATTTAGGATCATCTAAACAATGTAAAACTTCTTGTATCTGTTGTTTAGAAAATCTTGACTTAGTATGACCTTTTTTTAAATTTGGATTTCCTAAATATTGATCTAATTTACTCATTTGCTTTCTTGTAATCTTCCTTATTCATAAAAATATATATTTTCTCACCAAGTAAGTTACCAATTTCATAATCTGAGGGATAATGAAATCCTGCTAAAACTCTTCCGTAACCACATTCTCTTGCTGCTGCCATTAATTGTTTTTCTAATTTTGGTACTTTACCAGCAACATATCTTGCAACAACTGTTGATTGACAAGCATGACCACTTGGATATGATCTAGTTTTATTTGTAGCACTTGGTAAAGTATTTAAAGCAGGATCTACTTCTACTGGTCTTGCTCTATTAAAATGTTCTTTAAAATGATTAATTATATCAGTTTGTTGATGTATAATATCTTTAAATTCTTGAGGATGAAATCTTAATCCATTTTCTTCACAAACTTTTTGAATGGCATAAAAAGGAACTCTATCGTGATTCATAACTGAGCGAACATCATCTTCGTTTCTAGTCGCAACAATTCTTTTTACTTCTTGAACCTCATCTATATCTATTACTTTAGGAGATGGTAGAGTAATTACATCTTCAAGTCCTTTTCTAAAAAACTCCATTACTTTTTCTCCTTCAACATTTTATGTAATTCGGTTGTTGACCCAACAAACAATGCATTAGTAACATTCTTAGGTCCTCTATCAGGTATGTCTTTTACTTTTTTTAACTTGTCTTGCAAGTCTAAAAGATTTTGTGATACTTCACTTACAGTTTTAATTAATTGTCCAGCAACTTCATATGCTCTTGGATGTTCACCCTCTTTTGCTAGTTCTAGTATACCATCAATTGCTTCATTACCCTTGTCAAGCAAATTGTAAAGATTTTTACGACCAGTTTCAAAATCTATATCTGGATCTTTATCTTCTGGTACTATAACTTGTTTACTTTTTTTAACTTCTACTGGCATAACATCGCTAGTAATATTTAAAACTTCATTTAGTTTATCATCTATGTTGCTCATTATTTGTCATCACCTGTTGCCTCATCATAATTTTTACCATCATCAAAAAATTCAAGGGTTGTTGTATATGTATATGTATCATCTTTATCTGCTGATGTGGGATTAGGTTGTACTGTAACCCTCTCACTACGAGATGGACTTTGATCTGATGTATTAGTATATAAATCAGCAGATACTTTTTTAATAATTGCTGATTGACTAATAGGTCCATACAAATAAATTTTTGCTGTAAATTGTAGTGTGTAAATTATTCTTCTTAAACTTGTAAGTGAACCTGTATAACTATCATCATAAGAAACATTTTCTAAAATAAAAGGTATATCTCTTTTTGTATCCATGTAAGTGTTATCTAAAATCATAGTAACAGTATAGTCAGGTTGAAAGAAAGGAAGTATCTGTTCTATAATTTGTAAACCATCGTCTGAATTTGCAACAAAAACATTTAACTCAAAAGACACATTGTATGGTACAGGTGAGTATTGTGTGTTTAATTTTGATGTATCAGCATTTGTTGTAACACGTCCTAACTTTTGATTTTTATTTAACTTACGACTTCCATCATAACTGTAACCAGTTATGTCAAATGACATTCGAGGTAGAGTGATTGCCACTTTTGAATCGTCTCCAGTTAAATCTTGTTGTGCATCTAGTCTTGCTAAGAATTTTTCTTTAGGTGAATATGATAAAGGAACACGAAGCGTCTGTAAAGGATTTCCGCTAGAATCTGTACGCTTAATGTTTACGTTGTTAAAGATTGTACCAAAGGCAATAACAGTATTACGAATCTGTTTATGATAAAAATGATCTCCAAACATTAGTATTCGTCAACCTCTCCAAATGGATTTCTTTCACTAAAATCCAATATATCATCAGCAGTTGATGATGTGTTTGTTCCTGCTGCTGTTTCAAATGCTTGTCCTTGATCGTTAGTT